TCAATAACTAAAAGATCCGCACCACGACCTGTGATTGCACCACCTACACCAGCGGCAAAGAACTCACCCTCTTGATTACTTGTCCATCTACCAGCCGATTTGTTATCTGCTTGTAGTTTCAATTCTGGGAACACATGTTGATATTCTTCGCTGTCTATTATGTTTCTTACTTTACGACCAAAACGCACAGCTAACTCAGCGGTGTGTGTGGTTTGTATAATTTTTAAATCACCTCTGCGGCCCATCATCCAAGCTGGAAAAAATGTTGAGGCAAACTCTGATTTTGAGTGTCTTGGTGGTAAACATACGATTAGTCGTTTCAATTTACCATCGGCAATCCTGTTAAATTTATCAGCAATGATTTTATGGTGCCTGCCCTCAATAAACTCTGGCCACATGTGTTTAACAAAAGAAATAAAATCTGCTTGGCAAGAGTCTTGTACTTCTAACTGATCGTAACGATTTAATAAAGCTACAGCTTCGGCTTTATCTTGCTCCGATAAAATATCAAAATCTTTGAAAGAAACCTCGTTCATAAGCGAGCTGGGCAGTTAGGTAGTGACGTAAAAAACCACCCAACTCTAAGCGTAAAACGCCTATGGGTAGTATTACATATACTTAAACTTCGTGCCATTGTTCGTTTTGGAAAAGCAGCGACTCAGCTTCTCTACGACGTATTAATCCTTGTAGAGTCTTACCGCCAGCTTTATTCCACCTGCGCATTTGTGCTGGCACTTCACTCTTTTTGTTATCGTTCAAAACCTTGAGCATAGTACTAGAATTTAAGTTTGAAGGGCCTAAATTAAATGTCCAAGAAACTAAGGCATCAAACTCGTATTGTTCAAGCGGCACTTCAACTGCTTTATTAACAGCCTCCTCAAAAACAGCTACGTCTTCTAGCAATAACGCATCGGCTCTTTGTTGTGATATTTCCATGCCCTCTTCTACACCGCTGGTTGAACCATAGCCTATTGTCCAAACGCCAGCAGCACATTGATAGCTTTCTAATTTACAGCCTTCAAATTTTTTAATTAAAGATAAACCTTCTTGTGATATTTCCATTTTATTATCCCCACTTTTTAGTTTTTTTACCGCCATCATAATCGACAGCAAGTTTTTCATTTTTGAGCAATTTAGCGATATTACCTTTTTTACAAAATACATCGCCTAATACTCTGCCATATTTATCTGTTCCATAAGATTTTATTGTTAAATCTCCAACTAACCATTCTTTTAGTTTTTGTTTTGCTAATAATCCAAGCTCTTTTTCTTTAGCTCTCTCTGGATATTTCTTTATGTTAATTCTACTTTCTGGTGTGTCAATACCAGCGATTCTCACAGCTTTGTTGTGAAGTTGCACTGAGAAGCCTAGATCTATAGTTTGTAAACGAATTGTATCTCCATCGGTTACAGATTTTAATTTGCATTTGTAAACAAAAGCATCTGGTGTTTTACTCATTGCTTCCTCCCTCTGTAGTCACTTTTCTATAATAAACAACGACGTCTTTGAGTTCGGATATGTAGCGTTTTATTTCTTGCATGTTGTAAGCCATAACCTCGTAATCTGGAACAGTCATGGCTAAAAACACTAACTCACCCTCTTGTTCTTCTATAACAGCAAATTGTTCCTCAAAATTTTCTGGTGTTATAGTAAGCCATCTGACCTCTTTAAGATCAATTTCTCTAGGCATGACTGGTTGTACAATGGTTCTTTCCATTGGTTTTGCAGTTACCTCTATTTGTTTAGTTGGTATTAGGCTGCAACTGCAAGCCATCATCGAGATCATCAACAGTAACGCTGATTTTTTCGATGTCCTCCATAATGTGTTTTGTTCCATTGTTAATTTTCCTCTGCATTTCTACAGGATCGCCAATAATTTTAGCACTTAACTGGTAGTTTCTTATAAATTCAGAATATCTATTCAGTTCTCTTTGGGCAGCTTGGCTTTTCATAGATAGCTCATTCATTTGTGTCGTTTGCAATTCAAAATCATTTTGCAATGTTTTTAATGCTTCTTCTTGCGTAGCGATAGCTCCCTCTAAAGCTAAGTTGTTGGCTTTTAATGTCGTGTTTTCGTTATATAACCAATAACAGGCCATACCTAAAACTAAAATAATACCTACAAAAACTTGTTGCACTATATGTCCTCAATAATATAGTTCAGACCAGATGAGCTTCTATACTCAATTAATTTATCGTTCTCATCTCTGAACTTTAGGTGCTTTTCTTTTTGCACTAAAATTTTTTTTGATGTGTAAGTTTTATCATCTGAGTCACCATATTCCTTATTAAACGAAACAGTAATTTTGTACCTGTTTTGAAATAAAGATATAAACCATTTAACAAATTTTTTTAAACTGTCCATATCTCTAATTTGTCTTTTTTACCCTTTACGCTAATAGGTTTTAGTAATTTTAATACAAGTTTACAATTTTTTGCAGTCTTGTGTCCAATCAATATATCTTCTCCGACTTCTTTTGTTGCACTTTCAAGTCTGGCTGCTGTATTGACAGGATCGCCAATAGCAGAATAGTCAAACCGAGTATCGCTACCCATATTACCAATTACGGCATACCCAGACTGACAACCTACGCCTACTTGGACTGGAGTAGTAAGTGTTTTATTAAGTTCAGCTATACCCTCTTGTATATCTATTGCAGCTTGGACTGCTTTTGTTTCATGGTCTTCTAAATCTAAGGGCGCTCCAAAAATAAACATCCCTGCATCCCCGATAAATTTATCTGTCATACCTCCAAGTTTTTGCACAGCATTTACCTGGACAGTTAAGGTTTGATTCATTATATCGGTCACTTCTTCTGGCGATAATTTTTCACTCAAAGCAGTAAAGCCACGAAGATCTGTAAAAAGATAAGTGCAATATTTTTTCTCGCCTCCAAGTTTTAATAAGTCTGGATTGTCTTGCAGCTGTTTAACTTGTCGTGGATCTAAATAATGTTCAAATTGTTTTTTAATTTCTAAACGCAATTTGTATTGTTCTCGGAAGCGCATATAGAAAACTACGCCACTCATGACCATTTCTGATACAAAAGTCCAAGAAAAGTCCAATAAAATGCCGTTTTTAATGCTAAAAACTCCTAAGACTCCCGTAGAGGCAACAAAAATTGCTCCCAAGGCCAAACCCTTAGTCATGTTGAGATATGCAAGTACCAGCGAAATGGTAAGCACAAAAATCGTGAAAATCAAAATTTCGGCTGCAATCGCCCAATCGGGAATATAAGGTGAGTTTTCTAACAAAATTGACTCAGATAATGCAGCTTGAATTTTGTGTGGCTCAAGTAATCCAACTGGCGTTGCAACTTGTGGCATGATTCCTGCGGCATCTACTCCTACAAAAACATATTTGCCGCTGACATCCATTTCTTTTAATGTGGTTTCTGGTGTTTTTACCCAGGACACCCATTTTCTACCCAAGCGGTCTACATCAACAGGTGGTAAACCTTGCACAGTAATTTGTTGTATTCCATTTTCGTCGCCTTTAATTATGTAGGTTTTTGCTCCTACTATCATTTTCAACACTTCGGTTCCGAAACTCGGTACAAAACCATCTGGTGTTTGATACAACAAAGGTATGCGTCTTACCAGATTATCCACCTCTGTTGGAGCCGAGGAAATACCTTGGGGGAGAGATTGTAGTATTTGTGTATTTTCTACGACTCCAGAGGCAGATATACCAGATATATTGTCACCGAGCAAAACAGTGCCCGTAGTCGGTGGGTACTTACCATTGTTATATTCATATATAGATAAAACAGATGGGCCATAGCTTAGTGCTTCTAAAAAAACTTCATCGCCACCAAAACGATCGGGTTGTGGAAAGCTAACTACCCAACCAACACCAAGCGCACCTGCATTTAATAAATCTACATGTATTTGTGCTAAACGACTTCTGGGTATAGGCCAACCACCCTCTTTTTCTATGTCTTCTTCGCTGATACTTAAAATTACAAAGTTGCCACTTGGTTGTTGTTCTTCTACAAAAGCATCAAATATTTGTAATTTTAGGATCTGTAAAGGATATAACTGAAACAACAGTGGCAGTAACAGTATTATAAATGTGGTGAATATAACTTTCTTCATCAAGAACCTTGCCTTATTGTTATGCTTGAGTTGCCTGTACCATTGATTTGCACAACCTTAGATACGCCGTCTTGTATAAAAATTACTGTGTAAGACTGATCGCCATTCACAAGAACCTGGGCACTTTGATTGACTGTACGAATTAGTTTTACTTGGCTGCCTTGAATTAGTGTGGTTATTTGAGTATCTCTGTCTTGACCTACAGCTGTGCCTGCTATATTTATACCAGCAACAAAATTAGTAAGCTGGTCTTCTTCTTCCTCCGTATCTAAATCATCAATAACATCTAACAAATCCTCAAGAAAATTTACATCTAATAGGTCAATATCAAGCTCTGTAAAATCAAAGTCCGGATCTTCTTCTAATAAATCCTCTGCTAATAAATCCACATCTAAGTCTGTAAAATCTAAGTAATCAGCGGTTTGTGTCTGCTGTACTTCCTCTTCTGATATTTCTTGTTTTGGCGGTGAAACAATAAGCAGATTATCTATAAACTCTAATGATATATCCAAAGTAACAGGTTTAGATGGTGTGCTTTCAAACACAGTTGTAGTGGTGGCTTGGTAGGGTTTGTTTAGTACAACCTGCCCTGCTGCGGTCGTTACTAATATTTCGCCACTAGCGTCGCCAAACTGATCGGGCAAAAGAATTATCAAACTTTCGCCAAGCTCGTTTACTGTGGCTGTGAAATCCGTGCCTCTCACAAAAATCTGTGAAGTCGGCGTAGATAGAGTTATATTTTTTTTATTAAGTTTATTTACATTGCCAGATATAAAACGAATAGTACCGCTGGCAAATTGCAAAGCCATTTCTGATTTATCCGGGTTTGGATCAAAAACATATTTATCAATCAGTAGTTGTGAGTGCTCGGTTAGCTTTACTGTACTGTCATCAAGAAAAGTTATAGCTACACGACCAGCTCGTGTTTGCACCTCATCGTTTGAGGCAATATCAAAATCTAATTCAGCTGGATATGCCTGGCCTCTTACTACCTGCCCATAACCTTTTAATTCTGTAATATCACCGATACTAGCAACTTGTGCTTGTACCGCCGTCGCTTTGAACGACGCAGATATTAGAATTAGAAGTGTTAGATATAATTTTAAGCCAGTCACGAGCTAAAGTAGATGTTTGATCTATGTTAAAAGTATTACCGCTACCATCGAGGTCAAGGTAAAAATATCCAGCGTCGCTTGAGCTTGCGCCATAGCCACTACCAGTAAAGTTTACTGTGTTCGTTGATCCGTTGATGTCCATATAATTTGTTGCATATTCGTAATCAATATCAAAATCAAGATCGTTGCTGTCGCCAGTAATAATCCAATCCAAGTCCAGATAACTTGCATCATCATCTTCGCCTATTTTTATGTCAGCAGTGTTGCTTGAGCCTGTAACATCGATGTTTAAATTTACATAGTCTGTTGAACTAAGACCTGTTGAGTTCATCAATAAGTCCCAAACATTGCTGTCGCCATCAAACTCAAAAAAACCTGTAAAGTTACCGCCGTCTATAGCATCTGATCTAAAAATATTACTAGATCCTATTTGGTTAATGTCTAGCACCATAGTAGCTCCGTCTAAATCCAAAGCAGTCATAGAGCCAGAGGAAGCCGAAGTTCCACCAATAAGGTTGGTAGATCCTAGCTGTTCGAGATCAATAGAAGCATTAGAGCCGCTTTGATCTACATAAATTTCATTATCAGCTAATAAGGTAGCTGAGAATAAAAAAATAAATAAATATCTCATTAGTTCTCCGTAAAAGTCCAAAAACCTAACTCACTACCTTGGTTTATAATATCAACGATACCAATTTCTATAGCGCTTTGCAAAGCGATAGACTTACTTTCGTTCATGGCATTTCCGGACTCATACTCAACTAATTCAAGACCATCTGCTATATATCTAAAATAATCTTTAGATATTCCTACTGATAAAATTGTTTTGGTTGTTAAATTTTCAAGTAGTATTTCACCTGTGCTGACTGAAACAACTCTTATAGAAACCAGCACAGTATCTTCTCGATATTGCTTGCTTGCGCCAATACCTAAGTATCTTGCACCAATACCACCTGTAAGCAGATTAGTATTATAGTCTACTATGCCACCCTCTATGATAAGGCCAGCAAATAACAATGGAAGCTGGTCATTTCTTTCATCAAACTTTTCACGAGTGGATCTAATTATCTGCCTTTCTTTTGTAATGTGGTCTATACCGCCACGCTCAACTACACGAAAGAAGCCAGATTGTTTCAGTGCTCTTATTAAGTATGTTTCTGGCGCTTGCGTCATTGCAGTAGAAAAATTAGCATAACCATCTACACTTTTTCTTTGCCCGGTATAGTCACTAAACTTGTAAACAGCTACCACAGGTTTTTGTTTTGGAGCAGGAACCTCTAGTATTTCTTTTGTAATCGGACGATTTATAAAGGCTGATTTAGAAAAACACTTGCGCTCACCAATAATAGTTACTAGGTCTTTGTAGTCTTGGTCTGGGTTTTTTAAGCAGGGTGAGACATACTTTTGATGCGTCGTACAACTAACTACCAAAGCCAAAGTCGCCAATAGGAATAGTGATTTCGGTAGTGCTTTCATCTAAAGTATTATAAATGGTTAATGTTATATATGTCCCATCGGAGGTCCAACTTATTATGTTGTCAAATAAAGTAAAGGATCCAGAGGTTGCTGGATTTTCACCAAACAGCTGTTCAACTAATTGACGTGACAACTGAGCGAAAATTCTGGATTCAAAATTACGAATGAATCTAGCCAACGTCGTGTTTTCTTCCTCACGTTTTGCTGCCTCTTTTAAGGCTTTAATTTCTGCCTCTAAGGCCTCACGCCTGGTAAATTCTTGATTCTCAATAGTTAAATAATGAGCCGAAGTTCCGACACCGCTGAAAGAGGGGGATTTGAAGCCGAATTTAATTTCATCTCCAAATATAAAAGGTGTGAATAATAAGATATAACTACTTATTATTTTTATGAGAGGATTTTTGAATATTACTTTTTTCATTTTCTTTTAGCCTAACAACAGTGTCGACCTTCTCTTTTAAGCGTATCATATCTTGGTCAAGTAGTCGAAGCTGATCGGTCAGTCTGATAATCGTAGTTTTCATCTCAGACACAGCAGGATCTATGGTTTTTGTAATGGTTTGCCATACATAGTAAACAAAATAGCCTAGACCTATAACCATGACTGTAGGAAAACCAAACTTTTGTATGAGATCAACAACCTCCATCAATCTCTCCGAGCATCTATTTTGCCGTCTTCAACAAAGTTTTCTGCTCTAGCTATGCGGTCAAGATCTGGAGGTATATCTAAAGCACTACTGACAATGGTGTCTATGCGTATAATGTCATTGTTCATTATGGAGGCTCTAGTAATAAGCATTTTAGTTATGCCTTGAACAGATTTAATATCAGCAACTAAGTTACTCATAAGTTGTTGAATTATTAATAAAATAAAATAGGCCATGATTAGGCCACTTGCGATCGGTAAACCTACATCAGCAATTAAGCTGATACCTTGGTTCATCCTTTATCTTCACCTTTAAAACTTTTAGATGCTCCAGAGGTGCCAGCGTAAAGACCAAACCATGCTGCTCCTGCGCCGACAATGATAGAAATAAGTCCAGATTGTGACATGGAAGGATCTTCTAGTGCCATAAACCAAATAGTCGAATAATATAAAAGGTAGATGTAAACACTTAAAAACAACCTTGGAAATATTCTCCAGCTATCTACGGCTTGAGCCAAATGAATCCATTTTTGATGAGGGTTTACATTTGTCACATCTTCAAGTTCTCTTATTTTATCTTTAAGAGCTGATATTTCTCTTACCATGTCCATAAACTTATTTAAGTCCATTTCGACTTCGTTTCTGTCCATATCTCCGCTAAATTGACCTTGTGTACTCATACAAAACTCGCTGCTACTATTGCGCCGACAATAAAAGGATATACTGCCCATAACATAGTTTCTAGCTTATCAAATCTTTTCGATCCATCTGCTAGTCTTTGTTCTATGTTTGCATATCTAATAGCACACTCTTTTTCGTGTGCTGCTATTTTATCCATTGCTTGACGTAAATCTGACATTATTTTTTCTTTGTTTTTTTAACTCTAACTTCGGTATATGCCTCATTGACATCCGGTGTAGATTTATCATCGCCAACGTATTGGCCTTGTTCATTTCTAGCTCTAACTTTTTTTCGTTCTGTGTTAGTCCAATAGTCAACTACCTTTTTCCACCAACTCATATTATTCTCCAGGTTTATTTTTAGCTTTTAAAATATTCAAAGCCAAAAGATCAATTAATTTATACAATTTACCAATCCAAACATCATCGGCTGGTGTTGGCGTAATTGCAGCTATAATACTGCTTATAGTTACAACTGCTGTCACAATACCTACTATATTAACAATAAAGTCCATCATTCCTCCTTGTCTGCGTCTTGTAGACTTTCAACATTTTCTTCTACTGACTCTTCCAAACTTTTAAGTTTTTCCACGACAGCTTTCCTTGTTAAAGCAACGGCTTCAAGCTCGTTACCACCCCATGCACCTCTTTTTGAACTGACATCAATAAGCTGTAACATGTTTAAAAATAATTGTCTTTCTTCCATTTTGCACTACCTCTATAAATAATTTATTCGCTTAAAATTTTTTGCACAGAACTAGGACTAACTTTTTCAGATATTTGTGCATCTAGTCCAGCTTTCATGCTAGTAACTTTATCACTACCTAATCCAGCTTCAACCCATGCCTGTACATCACTATTGGTAAGACTTGACCAGTTTATAAAACTAGACAGATCATCTGTGCTAACGGCTTGTGTGCCGTATGTACTTGCAGTCCAGTTGTTGCCATCACTGTCTGTATTAGTGTCGTCTGTTGCAGTAAGTCTCCAATGTACGTTATGCACCACATTTGATTTACCACTTTTTGTAGGGTATGTATCACAAGTTTTACAGTCCCAAGAATATGATATTGCCATATTATTCTCCTTTTAAAATATTAATTTCAGATTGTAAGGCATCAATCTGTTCTTGTTGTTCTTGTATAGCTTTAATAAGTATAGGCGTTAATTTTAAATAATCTAAACTATAATCAGATTCTTTTTCATCATCATTAGGTTTATGTTGTAATAGTTGTACGCTATTTTTATCTACACCAACTTCTTCTAAAGATTGCTCTAAGTCTTGTGCAATAAGACCAAACATTTTAGGCGTTCCATCGTTATCTATTTTATAGTTGTAGGAAACAGGATTTAATTTAGTTATTAAATCTAAACCTATGTTTAAATCTTCTATATCTTTTTTAAAATTTCTATCAGATGGCAAAGAGTTTGCGTTGGTAGAAATACTACCAGTACTAGAGCCATTAAATCTAAATTCTAAAATTGTTCCGTTTGTGGTTTTTCTGTTTAAATCTAAACATCCAGCATTACTAACAGCTATCGCGTTACCAAGAGAACCTCCTAAAAGAGCTCCTTCATTTCCAGCACCACTAGAACCTCCTATGGTTGTACTCGTAGTTCCTATCATTAAATAACCAGTTGCAGATACTCTTGCTAACTCTGAACCAGCGTTAATCCATCTTTGAACACTTGTTCCTGTAGTGCTTGTTTCTACATCTAAACCTCTATCACTGCTAGAAGCACCCGCAGTATTGTGAATTGTTACTGCTGTTCCTGAAAAAGAACCGTCAACATGAAGCAGCGATGAAGGACTACTCGTTCCAATTCCACAATTAGCTGATGGACTTAAAATTAAATCTCCATCACTTACAGTTATTACACCATTAGCTGCTCCTCCTGTACCAGTGTCAACAACTTGCATGGTCATTGAATCACCTGAAGCGGTATTTATATTTACACCAAAGTCTCCACCTGTTGAAGATTTACAAACTATACCTTCGTTAAATGTAGCTCTACCTGCTTGGGACATATCAAGGGTAAGAGCAGTAACATCTGAACCACCATCATTTCCTATAAATGATAAGTCTGCATCCGATGTAGAAGCAGTTATACTTGCATTACCACCTGCCATAACAAAATCTGGTGTAGCATCTAAATTAAATGTAATTCTAGTAGTACCACCATCTTTCATAGTTATAGTTGAGCCATCGGCATCAAGGATAATATCTGTTGCCGCATCAATTATAAAATCATCCGAAGCCGTAATTGTATCTCCACCAATATCTAATTCATCAACAACTAAGTTAGTTATATTGACTAAATTTCTTGACGTGTTAATTACTTCTGTTCCACCTATAGATATACCGGCATTGAAGTTTGCAGCACCCGCATTAGACATATCGAGGGTAAGGGCAGTTATTGCAGCACCACCATCATTACCATTAAATTTTAAATCTTTATCTTGTACTGCTGGTCTTATAATTACATCACTTGAAGAATTAGCTATTTCTAAAATGTTAGTGCCGCCATCGTGAAATTGAAATTCACCGCCGTCTGCATCGAATATTAAATTACCCGCCACATCTAATGTTAAATTTCCACTAGATAAAGCAATAGTAGTACCATCTATAGAAATATTATCTACATTTACACCTGCGTTGGCTGTTATGGCACCTGTAACTCCTAGTGTGCCGCCCACTGTAGCTAGTCCACCTATGGCAACATCATCTGTAACAGTTAAATCATCTTCTACTTTGAGATCTACGACATTTAAACTAGCAAAAGCATCGGTCACGGCTGCGCCGGATCCTGCGCCGTCTAAATAAACTGCTTTGACATCGCCAGCTGGTATGGTTACGTTAGCGCCTGTACCTTGTGAAATGATTATGTTTTGTGATCCACTGGTGCCGTTTTCAATAAAGTGCATCCTACTCATGGTGTTTGGTGCAATCGTTATCGTACAAGCAGAATCTAATGTACCAGTGTATTTTAGATACATAGCTCTACCCGGATCAGTCGATCCATCGGCTACAGTTGTGGTGTGTGTATCGGCGTTAGTGGTTATGGCCTCGGTACCAAAACCAAGCGCTTCACCGATTAGTTCTAAATTGGTATTTGTTTCAGATCCCCAGGTACCACTGGATTCTCCAGTGCCTATCTCTTTTAATCTTAAATCGTTTACATACGTTGCCATTATTTATGTCCTCTTATGTATCATGCCGCATCTCTGCCAGCGTCTATAACAGTATAGTTTGGAGTTTGACTTGTCGCAACCTCTGAGTACCCAGGTGTTTGTGTGGTACTCACCTCTGCATAGCTTGGAGTTTGGTCAGTATCAATCTCTCCGTACACCATAATAAAGCCTGGACTCGCTGTTACGCTTAGACCTGTAAGGCTAACTATAGCTCCTGCATCTATGGTCGGTGTGCCTAAACTTGCAGCAATATCAAAGCCAGTTAGATTTATGACCTCGTTTTCGTGAACGATTACCGATCCGATAGCCGAAGTGATACTTTGTGTAGCTGGTGTTACATTAGCTTTTGCAACTACTCCAGGAGCTCCCAAGCCAGATGTAATTGCTTGACCTGTAAGCTGGACAATAGCAGCTGCAATAACGCTGGTTGCTCCTAGTCCAGAGGTTATAACTTGAGTAGCTGGTACCACATTGGCTTTAGCAACAACAGTTACGCTGCCAAGACCAGAGGTTATTGATCCAACACTAGATAATTCTACCGGTAGAGCCGTACCCCAAGCGCCTTGTCCCCAGGTGCCTCTACCCCAGCCGTTAATGTTGGCCATTACATGCTGTCGCGGACTTCTACTAGCAAGGTTTTGACATTATTGAGCTCCTCTCTTACAGGATCCGTCATAAAGTCTAAACTTAACATTGAGTCTATTTTTGCTATAGCCGCTATGATTTTTTCTTTGTTAGTCATATTTTTTTAATACATCTTGCACTACCTGTTGGTGCACAGCTGTTTTTGCCATAGCTTCGCCTCTGTCTTCGGCTGCATCGTAATCAAAGATTAGTGTCTTTGAAGATTTCTGCGGTGTCGTCGAAGATTGTTTTAGGCTCGCCAATCCTTGTGGTTGTGTCGATTTTTCCATAACCATCTGCTATACCCTCCTTTTTTAATATATCATATGTTTCGCTTGATTTGCCTTTGTAGTTATTTGCTGCATCGGCATTTATCAAACGTCCTTTTTTGATGAACCTTTGGTTCATTCTTACCATGGCTAAATCTGGATCTAGGTCTGTTAAAACCAAATTTACCTCATAACCATTGTCTTTTAGAATGTTTATTTTGTTTCTAATTTTTTGCGGGTTGCCTCCTACAGTTGGAAATAATAAATTATCACCTCTTTGCATTGCAATTTCAGCAACATCGTTGATTATTGCTTGTGACTCTGCATGCACAGCATTGCCACCTATACCTCCTTGAAACTCTGGAAGAACTTTTTTTGCTTCGTCTGGATCTATAATCGTGGCGTTATATTTAATTGCAAGCGGGTTTGAAATTGCACTTTTTCCTGCCGCTGGTGGACCGATAACTATAGTAGCAATTTTTTTACCAGAGTTTTTTGCCATAACATTTGCTGGAACTTCTAATCCTTGTTCAATGTAGGCTAAAGATCTGCCGCCTTGATAAAGCTCATCTGCGGCTGCTGAATATCCAACAACATCTTTGCCAGCAAAATTAAATTGTCTAGTGGCTGCCCACTCCGGAGTGCCATATCCAGGCATTTGTTCTGTTGGTATCATGTCGTTCATTTTATTTTCAGCTTTGACTATAGCTGGGTGATTTTCCATTTGTTTGGTTTTGTCGGCGTTAGAGAGTTTTGGATCATCTAATATTTTTTGCATATCTAACATGTCTTCGTCCAAAGACCTAATACCTCCAGGCGCTTTTAGACTTGCTTTTACTGGTTGCTTGGCTAGAGCTGCAAGCTCTCCAAAAAGCGGAACCGCCGCAAGACCAGATAATCCTGCGATACCGAGATTTTTAAACCCCTCGCCTATTTCGCCTTCTTTAAAGTCTCTGATAGAATCACGACCATACTTACCGGCGGCTGCAACATCTATGGCCATACCTGGTGGCGTAAAGCCTGCTAATATTTGGCCAAGCAAAGGCACGTTTGCTTCGTACTCCTCTATGCCTTTGTCTAGGAAATCTCTGTTATCGGGTTTGATATATTGAGATACATCTGTTTGAGGAGCTGTCAACAACATGTTATTCATATCCTCAAGGGACATAGCTCTGTCAAATAATGTTGGGGTGTCAAATATATTTATGTCGTTGATGTCGCGCATTTTATGATTATAACTGAAACTCTAAATATTTCTAATCGTGCAGGCCTTGGAACTTTCTCATAAGAATCCTCTGGACTTTGTGATACGGAAAGTCCTCATAGCCAGGATGTGAGTTCTGTATCTGCGTGGCTATCTTTCTAGCACCCAAACCTTTTTCTCTAAGCGCTTTGATGTGTTTAAGGACCGCTTGTTCCTCTGGAACTGGCACTAGCTTAGTCCTTCTTCTGCTACCAGAGTCGTCGTATTCTTTGGTATAACCAAAAGGTACATGTCCGCCGATTGAGTAGCCTTTTTCCGCATAGACTAACTTGCCGCCGTTGAGCCTGGACATAATCATTTCTCTTTCTATCTCAGCAAACTGCGCCATATTAGTCAGTAGGTTTTGGTTAGCAAGTCTAGTCATATCCATTTTTGCCTCAAGACCTGTCTTAGCTTTTTCTTTGGGCAAAACCACTGGTATATCTGCAAACATATCGCAGAAGAATAATGTTATTCCAGACTCTTCTAGCGTTGGCACCATATTAACCATTTCTAAAAAAGATCTTGCAAGCCTATCTAGTTTGGTTGCTACTATCACATCATTTGCGTCCATGGTGTCAGTCAGCTCTCTAGAGCCTGGCCTTTCGAGTA